CACCGGCACCGGCACCGGCACCACAACCCACAATTAAATAAAAAAGAAAATGGCAGAAGAATTAACTAATACTACGGGACAGGGCAAAAGCTCTGCACCCGTTGTTGCTGAACCGAAGGTTGCAACATTACAGGAAAAGTTAGATGCGTATTACGCAATGACAGGTCTAAAACTTGACCCTAATTGCCACATAGATATGGAATATTTATCTTTGTGGTATGAAACGAAGTATCTGACAAAAGTAGTTTACAGGTGGGCAATGAAGCCCGGGGCGCGTATCGTGCATTACGTTGATGGCATCGTGTATAAGAGCGCGAACATGACAGACAAAATCGCGGAACGGCTTATGCGTGAAAACCCGGCTTACGCCGATTGCTTCGTAGAAATCAATAAAGAGGAGAATTAAATATGATAGGTTACAGACGTTTCGCGCTTGTTGTCGAAAAGGCGCTTAAGTTGTCCGCTAACACGGGCGATAAGATTATTAACTACGGAGACGGCAACTTATATCCGCAGGAAATAGCAGAGCTCATATACGCTTCCAAGACAGCTACCGCCGCAGTTGAGAAAATGACCGAGAACATTATTTGTGAAGGTTTCAAAAACAAGGACTTCGCTGCGATAACAAACGGGAACGGGTGTAATATGGATGACGTTTTAGAGGCTACAGCAAACGATGTTGCACGTTTTAGGGGCTGGGCTTGGATAGTACAGTATGGGCTGACGCCCGAAGGCTACAAGCCCCGAAACGTGTACAACGTTCCGTTTGAATATGTCCGTGCCGAGATGAACGACAACTATTTGAAAGACCCCACCGTAAAGAGATGGCGCGTTTTCAATAACTGGGATAGACAGAACGTCAAAGCAACAAGCAGCGCACAGAACTCCACAGTATACCCGACCTTTGACCCGGAAAACTTCGCTTCAGAGGTTGAGGAATGCGGCGGTATCGAGAACCACAAGGGGCAGCTATTATACGTGAACCTGGGAACAACCCGACCGTACCCCCTTAGCACGTTCCATTCGGTACGAAACGAGATGGGCGCGGAGGACAAGAACGGCAAGTATGTTAACCGTACTTTGGGCAGAGGCTTCCACATGTGTAGTATTGTGTCGCACGGTGACTTTGAGACCGAGCAGGCACAACAGGAGTTCAGAGATACATTAGCCGATATGATGGGTAGCGAGAACGCCGGTTCAGTGCTTACTGTAAGAGACGAGAACGTAGCCACGGACAAACCGTTTATCAAGGTAGACCAGTTAGGCAGTCCTATAGATAGGGAGCTTTACAAGGCTTATGTGGAACCCCTTAGAAAGGATATCGCGATAGCTGCATATAACATTCCGTTACCCCTTATTGACAGTTCGCTGATGACCTACTCAAACGCCTCGGGCGAGGTCATAAAGGAGCTGCAAAAGGTCTATCGCAATAGCTTGCAGAAGATACGTCAACGCATTTCGCGCGAGCTGCACCAAGTGTTCGGAGTTGACCCGTCGGTTACAGAAATTAACAATAAATTCGAGGAAGAAGATGGCATACCCAATAGCGTTGTTTCGCCGGTTGTTTGAAATAGCAACGGACGTTAAGGACAACAAGATAGAAAAGGCGTTCTTCGAGGCAGACCTACTCGATATAATGCCGCAGGTTGGCAGCATGTATGAGGCTGCCCCCGCGCAATATATCCCGGACGGGTCTAACTTCGCAGGGCTTGAAAAGGTTATTTGCTACTACGCGTTCGCGCGGTATTTGCAGATAGCAGACCAAAACAGTACGAGCACGGGTATGAAGATTCAGACATATGGCGGCTCGGTAGTCGTTCCAGATACAAGCAAGGTTAAAAGGTTTGAAGCCGAACGGGGCAAAGCAGACCTTTTTATAGAGCCGTTGATACGCCAAATGAAGGCGGACGGGTTTATAAAGGCATGTACGGTATCGAACACCCGTATAGGGTTAATCAAGTGATAGAACAATTAGAGACCTATTTCCGCACGTTTTTTGCTGTGACCGTTCTTGCAGTAGTTACGGATATACGGGACTTTATATTTTTAGTAGTTATCGTTACCGCGTTGAACTGGTTGGTAGGTTATTTGGCAGACCGGGCAAAAGGAAAGCCCTACAAGCACAAAAAGACTATGCAGGCGGTTAAGGAGTTGTTTTTAACCAATGCGATTCTATTCTTTGTAGCCCTAACATGTAATATGTTGGAGCCTGGGATAGATTATCAGCTTTTAGTTAAAGCGCTCACGGGTATATTCCTTATTATATACGCGCGTAATATAACAAGAAACCTTAGGGTAGTTCAGCCGGGAAATGAATTTGTGAAAGTGCTTAACAGCATAGCGAATAGCAAGTATTTCCAGCTCAAGAAAAAGATTAAGGACGGCAAATATGAAATACCCTTAGAAGAAAAGGAGAAAGAAGATGGCGAACAGCAGTAAATTAATACCGTTCATTCTACAGTGGGAGGGCGGTTTCGTTAACGACCCGGACGACCTCGGGGGCGCGACAAACAAAGGTATCACTATAGGCACATTCACCGAATACAGGAAGCGGAAGGGGCAAAAAGCCCCAACCGTTGACGACTTGAAAAACATATCTGATGTCGAATGGCACGACGTTTTTAAGTCCTTGTACTGGGATAGGTGGAAAGCCGATGAGATTAAAAACCAATCAGTAGCAAATATCTTAGTTGACTGGGTTTGGGCTTCTGGGTCGCACGGTATAAAGCGCCCACAACGTCTTTTAGGCGTCAAGGCGGACGGTATCGTAGGTAAGCAGACCATTGCAGCCCTTAATGCTATGGACGCAGCTGCGCTCTTTAAAATGATTAAAGACGATAGGGCAAAGTTCATAGATGAGATATGCAAGGCGAGACCCAAAAACGAGAAATACCGCAAGGGGTGGATGAACCGTATTAATGCAATACACTATGAATAAACTACAAAAGATAATTATAGGCTTTGCAGTCCTTATGGTGCTATTCGGTGCAATAACCAAGATGGTAGACACCATAAGGAAGCAAGGAGCCGAAATAGGACGTTTGGAACGTAACGTCGAGGCGATGAACGATGTGCAGATAGAGTACAAAACAAAGCTCGGTGATGCGGCGGTGAAGCGTAAAGCTTTAGAGATGTCGCACAAGGAGCTAAAGAAGACGAACGCAGACCTATATAAAGCGGTGGAGGCACTAAATGTCCGAGTGAAAGACGCGCTTTCCGCAACTCGTACCGTTACCAAGACAGTAATAAAGGAGGTTGTACGTACCGATACCGTAGCCGGGGAACTCATAGCGGAATACCGGGACGCATGGAACACGATACAAGCAAGGGTTAAACGGGATAGCACGGAATTAAGCTACCAAGGCAGGGACACGATAACGGGTGTTATCACAGTCCGGAAGAAAAGATTCTTGTTTTTCAGATGGGGGGTCAAGGCTGTGGAGCACGACATATCAAACAAAAACCCCAAATCAAAGATGGATATAGACATAGCTGTAAAGCTAAAATAATTAGGAAATGGAGGGCTGTTAACAGTTCTCCATTTTTTGTTAACATTCTTTAGACACAGTCTGCACAGTAGAAAAGTAGGTCTGTGCAGGTCTCTTGTGCAGTCTAACTCCTTATATTATAATACATTATATGTAAATGCACAGTAAACACAGTAAAAAGGGGGTAAAACATTATTTTGGAGAAAATACCATTTACCACTATAGAACGAGCTGTAAAAACCGCTATATCCTATATTAAAGTTTAGAAATTTAGGTGCGTTTCTGTGCTGTGCAGGATAAGGCACTGATAAATAGCACTTTAGATTGTACACACTGTTCATTTACATCTTTTCACTTTTGATTAAGGTTTATTAGCACAAAAAAGAGATACAACCTATTGATATTTGCTGTATCTTCGCAATGTCAAAAGGAAACAAGGTTGTTCTTTACTGAAACTAAGAACACGATACCCGAAAGGGAAAGTTTGGAAAGTGAAAGGGATCCAAACACCGAATAGTTTTTTTT